CTACAGATCACAGATAGTCTGTGGTTTTATAAAGCAGATAAGTTTCGTGGTTTAGCTAGTGTAACAGACGCTATTACTGTAACGTTTAACATAGAAGAATTTTATATACCTACTAGATCATAACGGGTATGCAAACTTGTATGTAGTACATTAACATAAAATATGATATAACTACCTCGCACATAAAGCAAAAGGAGGTAGTGCACATGTTTAAACGTATATTGAAACGGTTCCAAGAGAACCAACAACGCAGAGCAGACTATTGGATACTCATGAACTTGAGTGACAAAGAACTGCACGATATGGGGATCAGTCGTGGCGAAGTCAGGCAAAAAGTCTACGGTTAATGCAGCGGGTAATTATACTAAGCCTACTATGCGTAAGCGCTTGGTTGCTTCCGTCAAAGCTGGCGGGAAAGGTGGAAAGCCCGGACAATGGAGCGCCAGGAAAGCCCAAATGGTTGCTAAACAATACAAAGCTAAGGGCGGGGGTTATAAGTAATGGCCCTCGCTAAATCACAGAAAAGTCTAAAGTCATGGACAAAACAGAAGTGGCGCACTAAGAGTGGTAAGCCTAGTGCTAAAACTGGTGAGCGGTATTTACCCACTTCGGCTATTAAGTCTCTTAGCTCTGCTGAGTATGCCGCTACAACCAGAGCTAAACGAAAAGGCACTAAGGCAGGTAAGCAGCATGTGGCTCAGCCTAAGAAGATTGCAGCCAAAACCAAAGCCCACAGGAAGATAAAATGAAACGAAACCTTACGGAAAAACAAAGTAAGTTCTTAGAGGTTCTCTTTGAAGAGGCAGCAGGGGATGTTGTACTCGCCAAGAAGCTTGCAGGTTATAACCCTGAGTCATCTACTACATCTATTGTGGAGTCATTGAAAGATGAAATATTTGACGCAACTAAATCATATATGTCAAGAGTTGGCCCTAAGGCTGCAGTTGCATACGCCAGTGCTTTGGACGATCCTACCCAGCTAGGCGTTAAGGAACGCATGGTAGCTGCAGGTCAGATCTTAGATCGTGCAGGTATTGTTAAAACTGAGAAGGTAGCAGTAGAGTCAAGCGGTGGTTTATTTATATTACCACCCAAGAATGTAGATGCTTCTGAGGCTACGTAAAGAGCGCCCACTCCAAAGTGAGTACTGGATGCTACCCAAAGTACCTTTTAAGGTAAAGCTTTGGCAACGCATACCACGTACTAGCAACTACGTACCCTTCGGCTATGAGGTGGACCCTGAAGATGAGGAATGGCTGAACCCTATACCTAGAGAGTTAGAACTGTTAGAGTTAGCTAAGAAGCACTTGAAGCAGTACTCTTTAAGACAAGTATCAGCGTGGCTGACTACTCAGTCAGGTAAAAGCATAACTCACGATGGCCTGAAGAAGAGAATAGATGTCGAAAGAAAAAGAAAGCGTCTTGCTGCAATTAAACGCTACTATGCCAAGCGGCTCCAAAAAGCGTTACAACAAGTCGAAGCGCTTGAAAAAAACTACACAGGCTACTTCATCTACGAAGACGAAGAAGGAACCGACAGTAGCGACACCCAGCCCAGCGCAGGTCAAGCCACCTGAGTATGAGGTAGAGGAAGCACAGAACATTGTCTTTAGGCCAAACCCTGGACCTCAGACGCAGTATCTAGCTTCTAGTGAACGTGAGGTTTTATATGGTGGAGCAGCGGGTGGCGGTAAGAGTTACGCTACATTAGCTGACCCTCTGCGTAACATGAACAGTCCAGACTTTAGTGGTCTACTTGTACGTCACACGACAGAGGAACTTAGGGAACTCATACAGAAAAGCCAAGAGTTGTACCCTAAGGCTATACCAGGAATTAAGTGGTCTGAGCGTAAGAGCCAATGGACTACACCAAGAGGCGGCACACTTTGGATGTCGTACTTGGATAGAGATACAGACGTTATGCGCTACCAAGGACAGGCGTTTAACTATGTAGCGTTTGACGAGTTAACGCAGTGGCAGTCACCCTTTGCTTGGGACTACATGCGTTCACGTTTACGTAGTGCAAACAAAGACTTAGGTTTGTACATGCGAGCTACGACTAACCCAGGTGGTGTCGGACATGCTTGGGTAAAGAAGATGTTCATTGATCCAGCAGCGCCTAATACGCCTTTCTGGGCAACGAACATAGAGACTGGTGAGGTATTACGCTTCCCGTCAGGGCATAGTAAAGCTGGTGAACCCCTGTTTAAAAGAAGGTTTATACCTGCCAGCCTCTTTGACAACCCATATCTAGCTGAGAGTGGCGACTATGAAGCAATGCTTTTGTCACTACCTGAGCATCAACGTAAGCAACTACTAGAGGGTAATTGGGATGTTAACGAAGGCGCAGCCTTTCCTGAGTGGAACAGAGCCGTACATGTCGTGGAGCCTTTTAAAATTCCCGCAAGTTGGACTAAGTTTAGAGCTTGCGACTACGGCTACGGAAGTTACACAGGCGTTGTCTGGTTTGCTGTATCACCCAATGAACAGCTTGTTGTTTACAGAGAGCTTTATTGTTCTAAAGTTACAGCTACTGATTTAGCAGATATGATACTTGAAGCCGAAAGTGGTGATGGAAGTATAAGGTACGGCGTGTTGGATAGCTCCCTGTGGCACAAACGAGGCGACACTGGCCCTTCCTTGGCTGAGCAGATGAACCAAAAGGGATGTAGGTGGAGGCCTTCGGACCGTTCACGAGGCTCAAGGGTTGCAGGTAAAAACGAGCTACACCGCCGTTTACAGGTTGATGAGTATACTGAGGAGCCAAGGCTGGTGTTCTTTTCAACCTGTACTCATTCTATAGCTCAGCTACCGTCTATACCTTTGGACAAGAGAAACCCTGAAGATGTAGATACAAATGCAGAAGACCACTTGTACGATGCAATACGGTATGGTATAATGACAAGACCAAGAAGTTCTTTGTGGGACTATAATCCTGCTTCACATAGATCTGGCTTTCAAGCTTCAGACTCAACCTTTGGATACTAAAACATATGGAACAAGACGATTTATTTGAAACAGATGACGTAGCCGTTATACAGGACGGTGAGGAGTTAGATGCCTCTAGCGTAGTGTCTTATGTAGAGTCTCGCTTCAAACGTGCAGAGGATGCACGATATGTAGATGAAACTAGGTGGTTACGTGCTTACCGTAACTACAGAGGCTTGTACGGTAGTGATGTACAATTCACAGAAACTGAAAAGTCTCGTGTGTTTGTTAAGGTTACTAAGACTAAAACACTAGCAGCGTATGGTCAGATTGTAGATGTACTTTTTGGTAGCTCACGGTTTCCACTCACAGTAAACCCTACAACGTTACCTGAGGGTGTAGCTGAAGCTATGCATATAAGTGTAAACCCACAGGCTGATCAAGCGATTGATCCTTTGCGTTCTGCTTTTGAAGAAGAACCTAAGGTCAGCTTCTTGTTTGACCCTGATGAAAAGCTAAAGCCTGGCGAGACTATGTATGACCGCATGAAACGCATGGGTCCACTAAAGAATAAACTTGAGGCTGTAAGTGAAAAGATCGTAGAAGGTCCAGGTACAACTCAAGATACAGTAACATTCCATCCTGCTATGGTAGCAGCTAAGAAGATGGAAAAGAAAATACATGACCAGTTAGAAGAGAGCGGAGCTAATAAACAGCTTCGCCATACTGCTTTTGAGATGGCATTGTTTGGTACGGGTATTATGAAAGGCCCGTTTGCTATAGATAAAGAGTATCCTAATTGGGATGGAGAGACAGGTGAGTATGATCCTGTTATCAAAACAGTACCCTCTACAAGTCACGTATCTATATGGAACTTCTATCCTGACCCAGATGCGTATAACATGGATGAGGCTGAGTACGTAGTAGAGCGTCATCGTATGACACGCTCACAGATGCGTAGCTTGAAGTCTCGCCCTTTCTTCCGTAACGAATCAATTGACAATGCTATCGCTGCAGGTGAGTCCTACGATAAGAAGTATTGGGAACAGGACATGGAAGATGACAGTGTGTCAAACACTGCACCTGAACGTTATGAAGTACTAGAGTTCTGGGGTTATGTAGATACAGACATCCTAGAAGAGAACGGTGTACGCATTCCTCGTGAGTTAAAAGACTCAGAGCAGCTAAGTGTAAATGTATGGATTTGTAACGGAGAAGTACTACGCTTAGTGCTTAACCCATTCAAACCTGCACGTATTCCTTACTATGCTGTACCCTATGAGCTTAATCCATACAGCTTCTTTGGTGTAGGTATTGCTGAGAACATGGATGATACGCAGACATTAATGAATGGTTTCATGCGTATGGCGATAGATAATGCTGCACTCAGTGGTAATTTAATCATTGAAGTTGATGAGACAAACTTGGTTCCTGGGCAGGACTTATCTGTGTACCCTGGCAAGGTATTTCGTAGGCAGGGGGGTGCACCAGGACAAGGCATTTTTGGAACTAAGTTCCCCAACGTTGCTGGCGAGAACATGCAACTCTTTGATAAGGCAAGGGTATTAGCTGATGAGAGTACAGGCTTCCCAAGTTTTGCACACGGTCAGACAGGTGTATCAGGAGTGGGGCGAACTGCTTCTGGCATTTCTATGCTTATGTCTGCAGCTAATGGTAGTATACGAAATGTTGTCAAGAATGTTGATGATTATTTGATTGCACCATTAGGACGTGCCTTCTTTGGTTTCAACATGCAGTTTGACTTTGATAAAGAAATCAAGGGTGACTTAGAAGTTAAGGCATCAGGTACAGAAAGCTTGATGGCTAACGAGGTACGCTCACAACGCTTGATGCAGTTCATGGGTGTGGCTTCTAATCCAGCACTTATGCCATTCGTTAAGAGTGACTACATCATTCGTGAGATTGCTAAGTCTATGGATCTTGATCCAGATAAAGTTACTAACTCTTTGGGTGACGCAGCCATACAAGCTGAGATCCTCAAGAAGTTCACAACACCACCACCCCAACCTGAAGAGGCAGGACCACAAGGTCCACCAGCACCACCTAATCCAGGTGCAGCCCCAGAGCAAGCAGGAGTAGGCGTGAGTGACACAACAGGCGCTGGTGGGGGTAACATAGGCACAGGTACAGTACCCACTCCTGGTGAGCAAGGATTTACTGGCTAATGTCTATTAAGAAGTTAGTAAACGATAAACCTTTGTGGGATGACTTTGTTGAGACTATCAACAAGAAGATAGACATAGCCCAGCGCAGGTTAGAGCAGGAGAGTACTATGGAAGGTATGTATCGTGCTCAGGGTGAAATAGCTGCATTACGTAGGCTCATATATTTAAGGGAAGAAGTAAATGCTTGATGACAACAAAGCTCAGATGGAGATGGACCTTATAATGAATGAGCAGAAAGATCCTGTTAGTGGGAACACTGCTCCTATAGGTGCTAAACCTAGTGAGGTACGTGATGATATTGACATTCGTGTCAGTGAAGGTGAGTACGTAGTAAATGCACAAACGGTTAGATACTTCGGAGAGGAATTTTTTAATGAGTTACAAGAAGCTGCCGCACAAGGTTTTGAACGGATTAAAGAAGGTGATGAGTTACCTTTCAGAGATGATGAACTGGATGTTGACGAAACTGAAGATCAAGAAGTAAAACCAGAAGGCTTTGCTTATGGTGGTGCTGTAAAGGGTTACGCTGAAGGGGATAAAGTAGTACCTAAACCCGTAGGCGGTGGCTATGGTGGCTACGGTGGTACAGGTCCAATTTTTAGTGGTTTTCAATCTAAGACTTTTATTAATGATGAAACAGGACAAAAAATAGTTATCTTCTTTTTTAACGGAAGGCCTATGAGTAAAATACCTGAAGGTTTCCGTGAGATGGGTTTAACACCTGCAGAGGAACAGGTAGAGGCAGCAACAACACAAGATACAGATGATGATGATCGTGGGCCTGTACAAGAGTCTGACCCTACATGGAGAAACACTCCTGTAGAGGAGTGGACTACAGACATGTACCAAAACTACTCTAATTATAATCAGCTAAAAACAAATGCAGGTGATCTGTCTTTACTTGAAAAGTCTTTAATAGGTCTTGTTGGCGGTGCAATTGGTGGTCCTGCTGGTGCTATTGCTTTAACTGAATTGGCACGAAGAGAGAATAAAAAGATAGCTCAAAAAGTTGTAACTAATGTTATGGGTATGGTTGATAGTGATAAAAACCCTGATGGTTCTGCTTTAGATACAGGTACTTTGAGTATATTAAATACAGCTAGAGTAAATGCTAATTACAATATTATGAATATTGATAGTAAAGACATGTTAGGGTTTACTAAAGAAGATGCTGGACCCATAGTTTCTGGG